CTTACCAGTGATCGTAACGGGCCCCGCCACTACGTAGGTAGACGCAAACGTGACCTGACCCGACAGGTAATCGACCGAGACAACGTCAGCCGTGTGGTCAACAGCATTGTCGAATACCTGAACCACGGTATTGTAGTCAATGATGCGCTTGGCGGTATTGGTGACCTGATAGGTCTTGCCCGACACCAAGCTCATAGCCTCAGCCGTCATGGTGGTCGGGGTGCCTGCCTGCTTCAGGTTGGCGATGTAGCCCTGGATACCCTTGAAAAAGGCATTGGACGTCACCGTCCACTGACCAATCGACACGTCCTGCGACTGGAAGGTCTGGCCAAACACCGTATCGGTATTGGTTGCCAGCTCTTCACGGTAATCGCCCGTCGAGCCCGGGAGCGTCAGGTACGTTACCTCGTTGTCGATCGAGATCTGGATCTTCTTGGCTGCCATCTAATCCTCCTCAGGCCTAAGCCGATTGCCGGTTGGGTGTGGGGTCCGGCCCAACCCAGATCAAGTACGTATGGGACCAATTCGGACGGTCCTTATCGTCATTCCCAAGAGGAACAGGCTGTGAACGCTCAGATACACCCCACAACTCCAAGAACTCTGCCGGAGCATTCTGCATCCCTAGACACAGTGTGCGGATGAGCTGTATCTGGCAGTAAGCATCCTTATAGGAGGCGGCCCCCTTATTACCTCGCACCAGTACCTGGACACCCACCTGGTCAATACTGATCGAGGGGAATCCCGGAGGGCCTGAGGTATCAATGAAGGTTACGCACTGATCAGGCGCATCAGGTTGGTTACCCACGAAATAGGGCCACCCAGAGGCACCACCAATGATGTTGTTGGCCTCCACATAGTCGGCCAGGAGGTCTGCAGGAGACTTGGCTGAGAGTTGGCCCATGTTATAGACCCACCTTCGCTTTGATAGACCCGGCAATCCTGTCCAGCAGGTTGCGCGAGTCCTCGTCGATAGCGACCTCTAGGAATTTATAGCGGGTGGGGGGCGTATGGTAGTGAGGCATCTCATGCACAAACAGTGCATAAGGGGCCTGTCCATCCTTACCGTAGCCGATCTCGACCTTAGTACTGGAACGCCCCTTCTCAACGATCTCTACATAGGCCGAATCATGCAGTTCACCTGTTGCGTAGGGAACATACTTCTGGGATAATTCCAGAGTAGGCCTCAGCGCTTCCAGCATGGCCTCAGGCATGATAGTGCCCTGCATAAGGCTCATGAAGTGCTTAAACTGCCCCAACACGTCCTGAAAACCCGCACGGGCATCCTTCTGCAGACTGCCGTAGCCAGCAGGCGTTGGAAGACGTGTGTTGAAGGGAAAAGCTGCCATCAGAGGTACGCCTGGTTCTGTTCGGCCAGCGACCTCAAATCGGGTGAGACCTCGAAACCTTGGATCTCACGGGAATCTTCTGGGGGTGTGGCACTTCCAGTGAGATCCCCAAGGACCAAACGCCCTTGGATAGCTACCTTCTGGTTAAGAAAGACCCGGGTCGTGGAGGTAACGATGTCACCCTGAGCATTACGGACTTGCGTCTCGTGCTCCTCCCAGCGACCGCGCAGCTTGACAGGTGCCTCAAAGCCCTCTTGGCCGTACCGATTCGGAGCAGACGTGGGGGCCCAGTAGGTAACATCTTGCCGCAGGTTACGGTCGATGAAACTCACTTTAGCCCCCAGAAGTCGCGGTTGAACAGGTGTCAGGGATACTAACTACACGGAATTCTGCCTTTGCAGCAGGATTGGCCATAGCGGCCAGGGTTCCCGACGTGTCAAAAGCGATTGCCTGTTGTCCATAACGGGTAGACGCAAAGCCTACACCGTTAATAAGCTGGTACCTCTCTTCAGAATAGCCAGCTCTTTGTAGGGTGAGCCCCCCGTGTTCAATGGCTACTGTGAAGAAATGTGCCGCAAGGTTCAGTTCGATCATCTTGAGCCTGGCAGGTGTAAGATTAGAAGCTGCCAGGTCTTCTGTCACGATCAAGTCGGCCTGGTCAATGAAGCTTTGCAAGGACAAGGAAGGGTCGACCCCATCCAGGATCTGCCTTACGTCCGCTTCAGTGACCAGAGCCGCCATGTTCTGCCTTACTTCTTGGGTGCGTCAGCAGGCTTGCCGGTGGAATCAGCCGGAGGGGTCGAGGAGGGCGGGTTAGTCGCCTTCCCGTCACCACCAGCTTCCGCCAGCTTCGCCGCTGCTTCCGCAGGCGTCGGCTCACCGGCTGCTGCCTCCCGCTGAGCGTTCGCCTCGACCAGGGCAAGCGTCTGAGCCTCATGGCCCTTCCACTCGTCGGCCGTGTGGAACTTGTCCTTGAAGGCCTGGTACTGAGCGTCCGTGAGATCGGCCTTCTGGCCTGCACGGTTCAGCGTCTCGTGAGCACCGCGGACGAGCTGCGTATGCTCCTTGCCTTCCTTGAGGAAGTAGGTCTTGGTCTCCGGCACATCCTGCTCGACTGCGCCTTCACCCTCGTTGTCGTCGTTCTTGGCCATGATAAACTCCCTTGAAAGCTTAACCTCGGGTGGTTAATAGGCCGTGTGGGAACCTACTAACCACCCTACCCACCGCAGGTTAACTGAAGTGGACGATCCCAGAGAACCCGTTGCCGGAGGCTCGAATCCGCGGCAGCAGGATGGCGATGATCTTGAAGTTGAACTCGAAGCCACCCTTCGATTCCCACTCGACCATCGTCGGCTGGATACCATCGACCATCTGAACAACATCCGAGGTCATCTGGACGAGCAGGACATTGTTGCCCGTCAGGTAGGAGGTCGTCACGATCTTGGTCAGGCCCGGGATCGCCATCAGGCGTTCCAGGATCGTCTTGTCCGAGTTCGCCTTGTAGTCATCGCCCAAGTGGGCAGCAACCGTCAGCGGAATGAACAGGACGAACGGGCCGCTCATGACCTTCTGCGCCATGATGGTCATCATTGCGATGACATCCGTGACGATCTGGGCACCAGTTGCAGTAGCCCAACCCGCGCTAACCGAGCCGGTATTGCGGTTGGGATGCGTCATGAGACCGTAGATGGTGCCGCCTGCAATGGTCAGACCACTGAAGAGCAACTTCTCCACGCGCTCAGCCACCTTGCGGGTAGCAACCTCAGCATGCACCGTATCCACGCGACGTCCAGCACGACGAGCCGCTTCGAGGAAGCGGACGTTGTAGAAGAACTCCTTGTGGATGATCGGGATTGGCATGGTGAGTGTACCATACTGCTGCCGATCTTTGGTGGCTTCGTTGAGGCCGGACATGGTGATCTCGGCGTCCTCGAGGTCATCGAGAACCTGCTGCCACTCGAGGGTCATCACACCCAGAGCGTTCGGCAGATTGTAGATGAGGCCGCGGGACATGATCTCCTTGACCGCGACAAGGTTCTGGCGGATAATATCCACCACGACGTTGTCGAAGTATTCCCACTCACGCGGAAGGAGAACGCCATTGGTACGAAGGGCTTCCACGCGGAAGCCGCTCGCCATCAGACGCTGGGCAACAGTGCCCCCGCCGTTAGCCACAAGGCCTCCGGCAGTAGCTGTCATGACGTCAACGCCGGCACCGCCGCCGGTAACACCACCCAGCTGTTCCATATCTTGATATGCCATCGGTTCCCTCCCTTACAGCACGACGACGCGAAGGCGCGCCGCGGAGCCGGCTGCCGACTGGTCGAGAGCCTCAGTTGCACGGCCGATAGCGTTGGCCAGCGTCACGGTCTTCTGGACGCCACCGGCGCCGTCCGACTCCACCAGGTCCTGGATGGCGATGGCAGGCTTACCTGCCGCAACGAGCCCAATGAACTCGCAGCCCGTATCCAGATCCATGTAGATTACGCGATCACCGATGGCATAGTTGTCATCGATGCCCTTGCCGAAGATGTCATTCTCGACCGCAACGCGGAGAGGCTGCACCTTCTGGGAGGCAGTCGAATGGCGAACAACACCACCAGTGCCAGTGCGTTGCATCAAGTTGCCCGGAGTGATGACACCTTCAGCGTCAGCCTCCTTGTATTGGGCATAGTTGTTGCCGATACATACAATGCGGCGCATCGTGCCCTCCTCAGTTGGCTGCGGGCGTGTAGCCCGGGCGAGTGGTATCCACACCAGCTGCGTACTCGAACGCCCGCGGGGGCGCCGGAACACGGTTGGCATCGGCGTTGGCCGCAAGATCGGTGCTCACACCAACATTGCCCGAACCGAACGCAACACCATTGAACGTCGGCTTGATGCCGGCGAGCGTGGTGAGCTGCTCCAGCTCGTCGATCGACTTGCCCTCGAGCTGCTCGGCCGTAAAGACCTTGCTCTCGTGGTCGACCAGACCTTTGATAAGGGCACCACGACGCTCATTGTGCATCTTGATACCCGACTGCAGAACTTCTGCCACGCCAGTGGGGGCTTCGGCCAGATACTGCTCCAGGGTCTTCGGGGCACCGCCCGACCCATTTGCAGCAGGCTGTCCTTCGTTGCCGCCGTTGGCGTCAGTGGTGTTACCCGACATCTGACTTCCTTCTTGGCTGTTGTCCCCCTGGGAGGCACCATTTGCCGAAACTGCCGGTGCTGCCACCGGAACAATCTGGCAAATGATGTTAACAGGGTAGGGGTCCCCTGTAAAAGTGACTCCGCCGCCTTCAGCGACCGAGTATGCGAGTGCCATCGTCTGGCTCGACCCATAATCGTAGTCGTCGTACGAATAGGCATAGTAAGCCACAATCTCGGTCGTCATGGCGACGACATAGACGCGACGATTGAGCCAGGAACGCAGAGCCTGCTGAACAACAGATTCCGCGTCATCGATGGTCACACCTGGTGCGATCGAGTTGGCCGCAAGGCCAGCGATAACGTGGGCAGCACCCTTGTTATCGGCCAACTCCTGCGTTACTTGCTCGGGGGTCTGCTGAGCAGCCGATCCAGCGCCGTCAGAATCGCCCTCGGCACCACCTTCTTGTGTGTCCACGGCTTCGGCTTCGGCTTCGCCATCCCCAGTTGCTGCGCCCGACGGTGATCCTGCTGGAGTGTTGCCGTCATCAGACGCTGCTGGAGCATTGCCATTCTCCGTGGTTGCGGCTTCAGAGGCCGGAGGAGCGTCATTACCCCCCTCGCCCTCATTAGCCTGTGGACTTGTAGCAGTGGTAGACACGCAGGGTTCTCCTTTACTGCAGGCATCGCAACAGGAACCTGAGGAAGTCTGGATATGGCTATTAGCCACCCTCATCCCTTGGGCCATGTTTGCGACGGCGTTTAGTCGGGGGGCACCGCACCCATCTTCGACGGAGCAGGCGCCAGTGGACCCAGCGGAAAGGATTGCCAGGTGATCAGGAACTACATTCTGCCAACGTCCTTTGTAGGTATTACCCTTGAAGGAGGAGTTCTCGGCAGTAATCTCGGTGTATAGGCCAGTGGAAACTTCAACGGGTTCGCCGTTGGCGATGAGGCGGTCCAGTGTGCTCTGGAACTCTCCGCCCTTCTCGGCAACCAAACCGTTGTCGATCCAAGCCTCGGTCTTGAGCTTTTTGTCCTCCCCTACGGAGTTGAACATGAAGCCCATCTGCCAATCGGTGAGAACCTCAGGCGAATTAGCGCTGACCAGCTGCCCATTCACCATCGGGTGGTTCATCACGACTGGTCGGCCATTCCAGCCATCCGGGAACTTGGCGAACTCACTGTAGGGGGCGAACTCGGGATTCTCGGCGTTGAGGCCTTGGAGGACCCCCTCCACCAGAGCCACTACAGGGACAACAGTGTAATCGCGGCCATTCCACGTTTCTTGGCGCACAGCAGAGGTATCTGCCGTCGTTGAGAGTGTTCGCAAGCCACCTATCTGCGTCATGACCAAGTATACCTATAATTAAAATGGTAGTCAAGAGGGACTTTCTTAAGGACCCAAAAATTCCTTGGGCACCCAAGGGATAATGATTTAGTCACCCCTCTGTAAACCAGGCCTCGAAATTCCTTAGGAATACTGGGAGATGAGCCAGGGCTGAGCGGGGCACGCATGGAGCTATGCGCGGAGCGCCCAGTTCTCCCAGGGTTTGTGGTCCGCACTCAGATGTCCGGATCTTTCGACAGGATCCTGTTGTCAGTGGACAGCCCAATCAATGCACGAGCCTCTTCCCTCGAGAGTAGTTCGGATGCCGTCTGGCTCTTGGACTCGAACATCTTCACCAGGTTGGCGATCGAGCGGGCAGACTGCGCTTGTGTCTGGCCCCTTTCCAGCGGCGACATGTGATAAGCATCTGGCCAGAGGACATTCAGGTTGCCATTTGGCTGAGGTACCACCCCCATTGCGATGAGCCGTGCCAGCAAAGGCCGCATAATCACAGGGTTCGTCTGCAGTTTACGCTCTTCCTTGACACGCTCTGCCCAATTGCCACGATCCTCAGAGGAGGCCAACTGGCCAGCCTCAGAACCCAGCAGGATCCTCTTAGGAATGCCCGTAGCCCCCGCCACCAGGGTAACAAGGACGCCGAAAGGTCCTGTTGGGTCGGCAATATCGTTCTCGAGGGCGTTAAGTTTAACTCCCTTTGTGCGGACGAAACGCGTCAAACCGTCGTAGAACTCCTGGATTTCTGCCGAAAGGGCAGCTGCATCCTCAGGGCCGAGCGTCATTTCCTTGTCGACGTCGGCTTGGAGCCCCCGATTGGCGTTGATCCAGTAGGACTCGCTGGAGGAACCGATGACCTTACGGAGGTCGGTCAGCAAGTCCCAAACAGGCGCCAAACGCGGCTGTCCGTAGACTTTATCCTCCAGATTACCGTTTGCCACGTGCAAAACACGCGACGAATGGACGCGAAAACTGCCCATTGTAGGGCCCGAGACGGGGCCAGACAGACCATTTTTGGCCCCCACACCGCCCCCTGTTTGGGGCGTTATCTGGTAGATCAACGGCATACCGAAGTCGGATTTGGTCGGATCTGTCTGCCACTGTAGGATTGAGGCGTTTGCTTGCCCATAGGGCTGCAGAAACGTCACTGTGGAGTTTGGCATGAGTGGGGTATCGAGACCACCTTTGTTGGTCCCAAAGAGTAGGATTGCATATTCGCCGAGGCCGGCCAGCTTATCAAGCCGACTAAGCACGGACCACAGGTCAAACTTCTCGGTGAACTCGTTGAAGGCCTTATACCACTTGTCCTCAGTGTCTTCCTCCACGTAAACCATGGGGGAACCAGACCAGATGGCATTGGGATATGCATCCACGATCCGCTTGGCAATGCCTCCGCGGTTGTACATGTAACGCATGGCCTCCAGGTTGAGAACGTTATCCCACCCGAAGATCTTGTTGTAGTCCCGTCGGCCATTGAAATTGCCGAAGAAGCGCCCAAAACCCGACATACGGTCGAACATGGAGTAGAGAGCACGCGTCAACCCCAAGGTCTTGAGGCTACCTCCCCCATTAGGCTTTAATTCCGTGACGTTTTCTGCCATGTTACACCTACCTTTGCTGTACTTCACGGCCCCAAACCAACGAGACCTTATTTGCTAGCTCAGCCGGGAGCTTGCCCTGACCGGATGAAAGAATGGATTGGCGAAGTTGTGCCACCTGGTTAGAGCGTCCCCAGGTAGCTGACTTGCCTACGAGACCCTTTGCCTGACGATATGAACCACCGACACCATCGACTTGGTCATCGTGGAGCCCTTCAGGGAAGGTACCAAGCTCGTCAAGGTACTCAGAATTCCAGATTTCCTCTACCAAGGCCGTCTTACCGTGTTCAACTGCGGCAAGATAGGGCTGGTTGTTAAGCAGCTTGGACTTGTTAGCTGGATGTTCTGTCAGGATAAGCCCTGGACGCACAGAGGCCAGAATCTCCTGGAAGTGGCGGATCGAGTAGACACCGCTCGAGCCAGGCTCCCGTTCCATACCGAACTGGCATTGGGGATACACCTGCAGGTCGGTTTCAGCCGTATTCTTGAAGAAAGCCTCTGCCTTACCGGCGCTTAACTGCCCACGCAGAATGGAGTCGGTGACAAAGTAGTCCTCCTTCTTGTCGTATATGGACCGTGCCCCGACAGTATAGTCGCCCATATCCTTAGATGAGGCCATATCCCAATAGCGTACAATGACAAAACGGCCCGGATCTGCATAAATGAGCTTCTGCAGAGTCTTGTAGTCTGGGTATTGAGTGCCAAACTTGGTGACGTCGGACACACGGGGCAGGATATCGATGAGCGACGTGTCGACTGCACTACCCTCATCCCCCTGCGGGTTCTGCTGGAACATAGCCTCGAACCACCGGCTCGTCAGCTCGGTCTTGATGTCGAGGATGGCCTCTGCTGTGTACCGCTCAGGGAAGAGAGGCTCACCGGGGGCGCGTCCAAGGGCATCAGGATATCCCAAGAAGTGCTTACCTGGCTCAGGTGCATCAAGTGCTAGTGCAGGCAAGGTCACATACTCGAAGAACTGGCGTCCAGTGCGCTTCTGCATGTCCATGATGCGCCCGTGGATGTCATTCTTGACCCAACGGGTGGCCACGATAATGATGACAGCACCTGGCTCAAGGCGGGTACGCGCAACCGTCTGGTACCAAGTCCACAGATCCTCCAGATACTGTGCTGACATGGCCTCCTTAGGCTCTTTGATGTAGTCGTCTAGGATGAAGACGTTCGCACCGCGACCAGTAATGGCCCCGCGCAGGCCCACCGACTTAAGCCCTCCACCTTTAGTGGTAAGGAAGTTGTCGATCCTCATGGCGTTAGGGTTCAAGCGGCAACTGAGGACATTGGAGTTGTCAGTTATCCGCTGGCGAGTCTTGAGTGCGAAGTCAGTGGACAGGTCACTACCGTAGGTAGTAACAACCACATTGTAGTCAGGGAAGTTTTCAAGGACCCACAAAGGGGTTGCCTCTGTAGCCAACATGGACTTGCCATGACGAGGTGGGGCTGAGATAAGGAGACCGCATGACCCTTTCGCGATGCACATGGCAATCTTGTAGGAAAGGTAAAGCACCCACTTAGAGGCAATGTAGTTAGGGTCAATCTTGGCCATCAAGGTAGCAGGTGTCAGGCGATAGTCGCCAAGAAGCTGGGCGGCCTTAACCTCCTGCAATGATGGTGCCAAGAGTGCCATATCAACTATCTGCCTTGGGTGTTCTGGCTCGTGGCCTGCGTGCAGCCGCCTGCCTACGCTTTTTGTTAATGGCGTCTACCCGTGGAATGGAGGCCTCAGCAGTAGGTGCACGTCCTACAAACTGGATAGGGACGCCTAGCGTCGACTGCATCTGGAGGAGTTGGTCGCGCAGGCCCTTTATCTGCCCCTGCAGTTCCGACCTTTCCTCTGCACTCTGCTGCTTGTGCAGGGCTATCTGTTGGGCATGCTCAATCCGCATCTCGGCTATCTGATTGGCACAGCGGAGGCGTTCATCTGCCTGCTCACGACGTACCTTGTCAACCATCTCTACCAAGTCGGCGCGGAGCTGTGCCTCAGCCGCCAGTGTAATCTTGGTAGATTCATTGGCTAATTCACCCCTCTTGCCTAGGTAGCTTAGGAAGGGCTTAACTAGATTGGCCGTTAGAATAGCCGCTACGGTCCATACGCCCGCTGCCGTATAAACTCCTGCAGAAGAGGTAACGTGGATAGGTAGGTCGGCTATTGTCGGCATTATTGCACCTACCTCTGTGGGTGGTTAACGGGTCGGCGGGTTAGCGGGTTAGCGGGTAGTTGTAACCACTGGGATGGGAGAGTTTAGGGCCTTCATCTTGTTGAACAAGGGGTAAGGTGCCTGAGTAATGTGGGGCGTCAAACCCCAAACACCATCCTTAGAACCCACACCCGATAAGTTGAAGGGCAGGATCTCAGCAGCACCTGCTTTAATAGCCCCTTCAAGGCTGCGCACAATGATGTTGGCCATACGCTCCGAATGCAGGAGAGGGATTGCCCACTGCAGGAGTTGGGCTCTCTTCACCTGATCCGTCATCTGGGGCGCTTCAGTGTAGAAGGATTGGTTAGCCTCGTACACCTTGTACACAATCCTCTCGGCCTTACATGCTGCTGCAGCCACTGCGTGGCGCGCATTCATGATGGGGATCTTACTCTCGGCCACAGAGTAGAAGGCATCCTGGTTATTGGCTGCCATCATAGCCATGAACTTCGGGGTGAAGTCAGCAGGCACCGGCTCATTCATATTCAGGTAGTGGGCGTTAGCATACCCTGCGATCAAGCTACGCGGGGCACCACTCTCATCCCAACCCTTCAGGATGTAGGGCAGGTAGGATTGGCTTGTGCTGCTCGCCTGGGAGGACAGGTTGACGTGGAAGAAGGGAGAGATGGAGGCCACAATCTTAGCCATCTGTCCTGCACGCCAGCCGTAGTACCGCAGCATATCGAAGTAGGATGCCTTGGCGAGCCCATAGTGCGCAGCGGCAGCAGCGAAGGCCCAATCCTTGTGGAAGTTCCACCCAAACTCGTTTGACCACTCGAAGTCGACATGGATGCTCCAAACAGCAAGTGCTTTGGCAGTGTCGCGCAGCTGGTCATCCGTCATTAAATGGTGGATGTTGTACCACAGCTTAGCGGACAGCTGCTTACCCAGCATGCCGAGGTCTTCAGCGGGTATACCACCATGACCTTCCCAGAAATAGCCGTCCGTCAGCTGTGGGCGGTGGGCGGGAAAGCTGTCCTTGTTGGTGCCTGTGTAGTCAAGGGTGCGCAGGATAGGCCACCCCTGGAGTACACGCAGCAGGTCAGGGTTCAACCTCTGCTTTGCAAGGTAGCCTTGTTCCTGTTCTGCCCTCATGAAGGCGAACTTATTAACAGGGCCATTGCAGTGGATCTCGAAGGGGCAGGTAATCGAGGGCGAGGTGACCTTAATTACAGCCCTGCCCTTTACGGGCTTGAACCAGGCTACAGGTGACCTCACTTCCGTGACTGTTTCATCGCAGAGGATGACATAGTCATGAGAGGACGGGGCCCCTGGGGTAACCTTGTCGACGGGGTCGAGAGCGATCACGCGTGTGACGGAGCCTGCCTGGGTGGGTAGCCCGGTGATAGGGTCACACATAGCAAGGTCATTGACTGGTGGGCGGCCCATAAGCATACGGTTAATGTATGCAGGAGAGCACGTCCAATCGTTAACGCCCTCAAGATTCACGCCGATGACTGTCATGGTGACCTCCGATGTACGCTTACGTAGTGCCTTGCCGTGTTATGCCTGGACATCAGGACTAACCGTAAGCAGCCTTCCAATCAGTGTTGGTGTCGGTGCAGGCCTGCCAAGCCGGAGTTGAGATATTACCTACCTCGAGGAGACCCCAGTTGGACAGATCCTTGACCTGAGGGGCCGGGGTCTGCTGCTCCTGGAACATTGAGATATAGCCGCTTTGGACACGAGTCCTCCACTGCTGATGGTAGTTCCTCCACCAGGTGTAGTAGCCGCTTGATCGACTAATCCGGATGATAAGCTCTTGCAGGCGCGTCTTACCACTTGTCGGGCGGATTAGGTGACCCCACGTAGTGCCGTTATCTGTTGACGGCCGGACGTTCACATTGTCCTGCAATGCCACGTAAAGCTCTGTCCCGTCCCAAGAATAGCGGCTTGTCATTGCCCCCGGAGAGGCAAGGTACTGCTTGCTGTTTGACCAGGCGGTAGGCTGGTCGGTGCTGGTGTTCCAACCTGCCAGATATTCAGGCCACGCGCCACCGAAGGTGGTAGTGGTGTTGTTGAAGTTGTTCGTGAAGCCGCACTCGTAATTGCCCCACATGATGTTGGTGTTCGTGGCCTTACCTGCAGCTACACGCGCATCCGTAGCCGCCTTCAGCAGAGCCTTTTGGGCCACTGCGACCTGCGTGTAAGCGTCCCCTATCAAGGCTACGACATCCGCTGCCGTCATCTTATCCGCCAGCGTCTGTATTGCGGCGTCGACATCCGCAGCGGTCGCCAGTGTATGGTCGTAGGCTGCCAGTTTGTCCGCCGCCGTGAGCGACCCCATCGTGATTTGGCCGGGTCCGCCAAAGCAGCACCAGTGGTCATCGCCGTTGATGTTCAGTGCTCCTCCCTGGTAGGGGGCCATCTGCACCATGCTGTAGAGGCTCCAACCGCCATCCCAGTAAAGGTGCTGCTGTGCCGTCAGGTTGAGGGACGCAAGGCCTGAAGTCTGCTGCACGTTGATGCTGTAGACCGGGGGCGTCTTACCTGCAGCAGTAAAGGCGGGGTCAACGTAACTCTGGAGTAGCTTTGTCTGCGTTGTCTTGAACCTGCAGTGGGCCTCAAATGTTTGGGAGCCGTTAGCCACGAGGGTCCACAGGCTGCCATTCGGGGCAGTAGGGGTCGCACTGAGCCAATTACTGTCGGCCCCAGTCGCAAGACGCCATTGGGCTAGGTTGGTCTGAGGATCTCCGCCATTCCCTGAACCGCTTGTGCGGATATAGGTCTGGAAATCGACCTTAGACACGATGATTGAGCCAGTGTTGTAGGAGCCAATGGAGCTGTAAAGGAGAGGCAGAGCCCCACCAGTAGTCGCATTCTGTGCGCAGAAGACTACCGAGGAGCCCGAGGATCCTATTACCATCTTGCCCGTAGTGTATGCTGTGGATGCACTGAACTGCTGAGGGATGGCAGTGCCTATGGCATTCAGCTGCGTGGCCTTTAGGATTACCCAACCTAGACCTGACACATTCCCGATGTACAGGTCACCATTGGGCACTGCCACCAGAGTCTGGGCCTCCGTGGTGAACGTGTTGCTACAGTAAAGATTGCTCCTGGGCACCACTAAGGGATCGGAGGGGCCTGTTTCCGCAAGTGATGGAGGTAAGTCATAGCCTAGGCGGCAAGCCTGTACCGTAAGATCGCCTCCCTGGGGGAATTTGTTGTTCCAGGTCTCGTTAGACCACTCCAGGATTGCAATCTTGTGGTTGAGCTTGGCAAACTCGGTCGCGATGTACGGGTAAAGAGAGGGGTCAGTGCGCGATGACACGTTGTAGTGGAGCCCTATCTGGGCTTCATTGCACACCTGCACCAGTTGGGAAAGAGTCAGCATCCCCGCCGCGCTGGACGTTATCCGGTCACGTGAGATTACAGAACGCAGCCCGATTGTTAGGGGCCCATCACCCCTAACCTTATCGAAGTTGCAGGGCGTCCAATTGAGTGCCCGCAGAAAGTTACCTGCGGCGCTGAAACGCGCTGCCCATGCAGGGTTGGAAATGCGTCCTGCAGCTGTATAGCCCGTGCTGTCACTGCCCGTTGCATCGTTGTTGCATGGGGTGAGCGTCGGCAGGATCCCTCCGCTATCCATCGTGCTGAGCAGGACGGAGAACTGACGTGCAGAGAACGAGTTAACATTCACGTCCAGGACGTATTTGCCACCGCCGATTGTGCGTACAATTGACATGCCGATCAGGCTGCTGATAGCTCCTGCACCATGGAGGTCCAAGAGCATGTAGCCTGTGGGGATGGAGGCTGCATCGAGCCACCCGCCCAGCACATAGGTGAATTGGGTGATAGTAAGGCTGGCGCTAACTGGGTAGATACGCCCGTCGTGGTCCATCTTGACCGCGCCACGTGCAACGCCATTGTCGTCTAGGACGTCTGCGCCGTCAGCTGTCGTGTTGACGTCGCCGGCTGAGCTTGCCGTGGGGTTCAGGACAACGTTATTACGGCCCCTGACAACTGCGAGAGCCTTGCCAGGAAGAGAGGCACGCAGGTCAGAGTACAACATGCGGTCCCAAAATGGGTCGTACGGCTGATAGTTGTACATGATGCTCGGGTTGTGTCCGAGGCCCATGATGGGTCGCGCAGAGTTAGCCTTCTTCCTCCCCAGCCTGTGGAGGTACTCACGAAAGCTGAAGTTGAACCCCATCACTGCGCTCCAATTGCTGATAGGTAAGGGAGGAGGCATGAATGCAGTGCATTTACCTGCGTAGAGGTAAGAGCCTGTCCGTAGTAGCTCACAGAGGTCGGAGCATTGCCAAAGCCGCTCCGGCCAGCGCCCACAGTAAAGACTGTTGAGGCAGGGAGCGAAGCATCAGCTGCACTGGTCCCTGAGGTCTGGTTGCTACCATCCGTATAAGCATTCAAGGTCGTGCTGTCTACACGTACAGCCGTGAAGTGGTGGTGAGTGCCTCCTGTCGAATTAAGGGAGGTGCTACCGTTGACCCGATTCGATGTATTGGTTGCTGACCAGAATATAGCAGTGTTGGTATTGTTGTTGGACCCCAACAGGGCAACGCCAGTTGTAGGAGAGGCCGTGATCCACACACCGACCGTACCACTATTCACTGAATAGTGAGAGGCCGAGTTCATGGTGACGGGGGACTTCAGGTAGTTAGAAGTACCGTCCGCTTGGTAGCCTCTATCCGTGGTAAACGTGGGGCTACCAGTACCACCAGCAATCATCACCAGGTTAGGAGGTGTTATGCTAACGCGCCCGGCTTGCTCATCATGCATGGCATGGATAGTCAACATGTCCAGATAGGCAAGCAGTCCGTTGTTCTCGATGCATACCACTGCGCTAGCCAGCAGGGCCTTACGGGGTGTGCTCGGCTGCACGGTCATTGCCGCAAAGTAGTTGCGGGTGACCGTGTCATAGTTGCTGTGGAAGATAGCCCTTCCAGCAGGTGAGCCAACTGGGAAGGCTACTACAGGAGACAGTGCTGTCCCTCCAATAGCCAGGGCTGCTATCGCTAGCCGGACGAATTTGGCTAGCAGGGCTAGCCGGGCGAGTTTGGGAACACTCATCGGATTAATCCTGGTAGACTTCGGCAGCGACCGTGAAGACCTCTGCACTGGTTGGCGTCCAGGCACCGCGAGCTTCGAGGGTGAAGTAGAGCTGTCCTCCAGAGCTGGTGCTGAATGGGCAGACATTCCTTGCAGGAGCCGCCTCACCCTTCGTACCATCGGTGCCTACTAGGTCTAGGAGGACATCCACGTAGCAGATATGGAGGGCTGCAACGTAGTTGACCGCGCTATTCATGGTCGAGTTATCACCGCCGGTGGTCGTTGGTGACGTCTTCCAGAAGTGCACCCGGATGGTTACGTTAGCAACCGTATCAGCTTTGCTGACCCGGACGCCTACAATAGTACCACCAATGCCATAACCGGTGCCCGTAGTGTTGCGGGCAGCTACAAAGGCAACGCCGCATCCAGAGCCGCAGTTGGCTGAGGTGCTCGACCCGATTATGTCATTACCCGAATAGGCTGTGGTATCCGCGGGACGCGTGATCGAACCGCCAACGACAACAGTGGAACCGCCCACAGTCAAGGGACTGGCGCTGGAAATGACTACAGCGTCGGTAGTGCCCGGCGTCGTATGGTCGAAGCGTACCGTGGATGGCGTCGTATCGCTAGCGCCGAGGACGAGGTCAGCCAGGCGTGCGTAGATACCTTTGGAGATGGCGATCAGGTCTGCATTGCCCGTGCCTGCATAAGCAGAACTTCCAGTGGTACCGAAGGCAGTCTGCAGGATGTCATCACGCACCCGAAGGTTACGTGCAAGGTCCATCGACAGAGGATCCGTAGTGGAGTTTTCCGCGGAGGTCTGTGCTGAAGCGTTCGCCTTGGCGCTTAGGCTACCACCCCCACCGCCACCGAAGCTGCTGACGATATTGCCCGAGGCGTCATAGATAGTAACCGGCTGGCTGAAGTCCGCTTTGCAACCTGTGCAAGGAGGCACTAACGGGGGTGCAACCGCCGCTTGTGCAGGTGCCGTAAGGGCAAATGCAGAAGCAATGGCAGACGAGATGAGGCCCAAGGAGGCCACATTTAGGTGCTTACGTGCCTTGAACATGTGACTTCCTTTCTGAGGGGCGCCTAACTGTTAAGAGCCCTATATAATATATGGTACGCGTTGTGTATAAACGCGTGCGTGGGTAGTTACTGGGCGTTGTTTGTGGTGGCCCTGATCACCATTTCCTGTGCCATGATTGCCATCTCTGGGTTGGCCAGCATCGCCTGGATGCGGCTGCCGATAGCCTCTTGCCCTTGTTCGGTAAGACCAGAGTTTTTGGTCAGCGAGCGCAAGATCACCTCAACGGAGCTGCCGGGTGACGGCGCATCCTTGTTGGTGGAGCTCTGCTGGCCCGTAAGACCGAGGCTCGTACGCTGGATCTTGTGGAGGCGTTCGAAGAACTCCAGCATCTCCATGGCACTGAGGCCTTCGACGAGATCGGGGTTACTGTTGAACCTATCCAAGATAGGCTTGAGGAGCTTGTCCGCCTGTTCGAAGTGATAGTTCTCCGTCTTGCGGATACGGTGCTCACGGCGCTTAGCCTCGGCAGCCACGATGAAAAGGTCATAGGCTCGTGCACGGGCCGTCCAATAGAACTCCATGGAGGTCTGTGACATCACCTCCGCTGGCACATTCTGCTGAGCTGCAAGGTTCGCCAGGATGCGGATACCCTCTTGTTCTGCCTGCTCCAGGAAGCATTTGAAGAGCGTGTATGCGGGCAGAGGCTCATGGTCCATCTGGTACCACCACGGAGTACCGTTGGGCATCGTGGGGTAGCCATCCTCATACGCGATCGGCACGATTGCAGCCGTTGCATCTTCATCAGGGATGAAGCCCTGCTGGAGGATATTGGAGGAAGCCAGGATGTCTGAGCGGTAGAAGAAGATAGGGAGGCCATATTCGTTGGCTGGTGTCTTCTTGGAGAGGGTCGCCACCACGTCACCAAGCTGGGCGCCTTCACGGAAGAGGGTGCAGCTGCCCATGGAGGTCGCAGTCCCCTGGCGCGCATTCACCGAAGTCCAGTCGGCATTCTCGATGGCCACCAGATCACCCTCCGAAAACGGGAGGTAGTCTTGGTCACCACCAGGATTGCTGGAGTTACCGTAATGGGGTAGTAATTGGTCCATTGGGTTGATAGCGTCCTTCGTCCTGTGCTACCATTATAAATGGTAAGATTATGGAAGTCAAGAGGGTCACCAAAATAAAGTTGGTCGTTAGTCAATAGTCAATGGTCAGTGAACAGTGTGCCCCTGGGGTCAAAGGGGGGTTACTATTTGGGGACCGCTAATACGCTGTTTAACATAATCGGATAAACCCGTATCCGAAAATTAATCGCCTGCATCATAATCGGATAAACTAAATGCATTGACGACAAGAATCGGATAAACAAAAGGGGTTTAGCATCATAAAAGGTGTTGCATGCACGCAAAGTTGATGTATATATAATCTATGCGATGCGGTTGTAGCATAGCATACAAGGAGGTAAATATCATGGTTGAAGCAATCAACTTCGTAGCTACTCGTTCACGCAACGTGGGGGAGGTGAAGCAACTCATGAAACCGGAAGAGTACACGGTTGGTATGAGTATCGCGGATATGATCCGCAAGATACACGCGGAGCAACCGAGTGAGAGCAACGGGAGTATATCGCGTTTCCTCACCGAGTTCACAGGGAAACACGTACGTACGCAGTGGGTGTACAATGTACTCCACACCGAGCTGAAGCGTAAGTAAGGTAACACAGGGGAGGGGGAGAGATCCCCCTCTCTTTGTAGTGGTATATAGCCCGGGCCGCCTAGGCCGACGGGCCCTCAGTGCTGCCTAGTCTATGCCCTGTATGCCCGGGCAGCCCTGTCGACTAGGCTAACCAGATCACCCAGTATACCCGGGCCTAGCGAGTCTACAAAAGACCCGATGACTACTAGAGCCACCGGGTCAGTCGGAGGTAACTGGTTAGACCGTCATACGGGTGTCATGCGCGTTCCAACGACACGCGATATGGACTTCGACGATCGCTATCTGGGTCTGACGTAGCTTATCCTGGAACGAGCCTGGGACCACCCCTACCTTCTGGAGCCTGTCGAGCTCACTAGACAACTCCTGTACGTCCATCTGCGACCATGGTTTGCACTTATCCATCTCACTTACCCCCAAATGCCTGGTTGAGAATCTCTTGCGCGAGACGCTGGTTCTCAGCCATGTTAGCCACGTTCATCTCGATGATCTCCTCGTCATCGGTGGGATCCTCATCAAGAACCTTTGCAAGATCCTTCAACCCCAGCTGGATGAAATTCCACTCTTCCTCGGTGAGAAGAACCGCAACCCGCTTATCCATTATAACCTCCAACCTTGCTTTCTTATACCCCATTATAGTAAATTATGCTGGGCAAAGCAAGGTTTCAATTGCGGTTGTAATTCTCGTCGTCAAGGGCCTCGTTGTTGGTCTGGTCCTCTGCCCGGACAGCACGTGCAGGGGCCCGCTTCTTGCCTTCGGACCTCTGAGCCATCATGGACCGATCAAGCTGGTCGTCAAGGATAGCATCCACTTCATCCGGCAGAGGCATCACCTCAACCACGAGAGGCGGCAGGTCCTCGCGGGACGCCCTCTTGGGCTGGCTCGTTGCCATGTTCCGAACCTGCTGGTAGCGGATCTGCGTCCCCCGATGGATCTCGGCGACTGTGTAGCCAAGCGCCACTAGCCAGCGGACCAAAGCGGTCTGCGTTGTGGTCTTGGGGAGCTTCAGCCTATGGATCGGCGGTAAGTACACACCCTCCAGCTTTTCCGAGAGCCTAGCCCCCTCGATGGCCTTAGCGTCCGTCACGCCTCAACCTCACTAAGCGTCAGAAGGTAGACCTTGCCGTTAATGATGACATGACGAAATGTCTGATAGCAGGTGCAGGTGACAAACGTCATATTCAAGGTACATTCGGACTCGAGGTAGTCCATAGCCTCGTGTAGGTTGGTTACGTCAGCTTCTTTCATGACTTACCTCCTTGAATCTTTGTACACCTTTATTATAGTGCACTTCGAGTAGTCAAGCAAGTGTCTAAATGACGGTCTAAATTGCCGTCTGCCCGGTTAATCCGATCTGCCCGGGCAAGGGTGCCAGAGGAACAAGGCCGTCAACGACGACCCTGTCCTCAGCGGTTCTGGTTTTGGTGATGTGCGTTCCAAACCACCAATGCGTACACGACGACCCCAAACGTCAGACCCATTGCGATAAGGAACGCACACCCCAGCCGGAGAAAGATGGCTTACGCCTCCTCCTGCACGGCCTCCCCCGAACCCTTCGGTGCCGCTGCGGCGACAGGCCGCTTGAGCTCCTTCTTGATCACGTTGTACGCGTGCTGGTAGAGACCATTGGTCTCCTGCTTGGCGATCGCGCCAGTCGACATACCGAGCTCATGGAGCTTGCGGATGCGATCCGACTTGGTGGTGAGACCCTGAGCGACGAGCTCCTCCGTGGTCGGATAGGTAGCGGCGACTGCCACCTGAGCCACCGCAACCGGAGCTGCGACTGCTGCTTTCGAACGTGCCATGTGTAATACTCCCGAAAAGTAATCTTGAAGTGCACCTTGCGCTTCAATACATCCATTATAGAAGACTTCAGGTGGTTAATCAAGGTTTAATTTGCGGGTGATCTGCTAGTCAGCAGGACAACTTGGTCATTTTGGTCACGAGGCGGCATCTAGCGGGGCACGCAGTGAGCTTGGCCGCGCCAGCGGTTGGGATGAGGTCACCCCTTATGCCGTCAGCATAGTCCGCTTACGGTCGATCACGACAACCCAAGGGTCCGCAACACACCGAAACCGAATGTCCTCTTCGGTGATGGTGACCTTCGTATAGCCCCTAAGCAGGTAATCGCCCCACACGGTGCCCTTAAAGGTATTGCAAGCGCAGCGATACCATGAGAGAGGGTCCCCGATATCCTTGGGCTGTCTCTTCATGGTGCGCGCAGCCCTCTCTGGTAAGCCATCGACCCCTAGCTCGAGTATGTGGACAGTTGCCACCTAAAACGTCCACCAAATGATGGCCCAGATAGCACCCACTACCAGGATGCACGTGACCACCAACTCCTTCGAATCCCAAATGTCCCGTCTCATTGACCATCCCTTCACTAAGAGCCCAACTTCTACTGTCCTCTAATTATATAGCCTCCTAGGAGGCAAAGCAAGGTTTAATTTTATGGCACCCTTAATAAACTTCAGATCATAAATGGACCCAACTGACCAACATCTCCCTTGTATACCTTGGGAGATCGAATTCCATACTTCAGCACCGAGAGAAATAAAATGTCGCATTATTTGGTCAAATTTGGGAACTAACAAAAAATCCCTATGGGTTATATATAGGCCTTTTCCTTGATAACCTATTGATTTCTTAAAGGAATGTTAGTTCGCTAGTTCAGTTAGTTCTCAATCGATGTTCAACATATAGTATGAGATAATATAGATATCCCGGTCATATATACCTCTCCCGGCATAACTATATTATCAAAATCGCCATATAAATCCCACTAGAGAACTAATAGAACTATCGAACTAACGTTCCCAAATGATTTCAATAAGTTACGAAGGAACAGACTAGCGCCCACACCCAATAGTTCCCATATTAGTTCCCTATGGCTTTAGATCCTACGGATCGCTTTTGGTTAACCAAAAATGTCCCACTAGCATTTAGATCGCACCACAAAAGTCTCCCGGCACGTCATAAAATTTCTGTGCTACCCAGACAGAATCAGAACGAAGGATCGTAAAAACCGAGGGAACTAACTTTCCTCAATAATTTCAATAGGTTAGCTATGTATAGACCAGGGGAGCCGGAAGTCTTGCTCGGGCTACATAAATTGACCAACAAAATGGGTCCCAAGATGGCCATCAACCACCCCAGGACCCACACAATGCTATGCAACACACCAAGTTACGGGGTACGCAACTTACCCATCCCTCGGTTACCCGAGAAGACATCTGCAGTCGGATGGCCTCTGGCATCCTCAACCGACTCAAACCCATACTCGACACCCCCTTCATAGCGCAGGATGGCAAAGCCTCCGGCCCTCTGCATAGCCAATATAGACTCTCCAGGGACAATCTGGAATTGGCCTTCCCCTGGGGCCAACTTACGTTCGTAGACTGCCATTACTTCCTCCCACGCGGGCGCTTCCAGCCCGCAATCCACCACCAAACGCCATAGGCTGCAACCCCCAGATAGAGGACCCCAACCACGACGAGGGGAAACAAAGCTTCAGGTGTAGTGTGCATGTCAACCCTCCAACGTGTTAAGTACGACCAGGTAAGACCCTATTCCCTCAGGGTAGACAAAGTCCCAGAAGCGGAGGCCAAAGGCAACCTCGATGTAACTCTCATCCCCTCCGGAAGCCCCGTCAGACGCATCAGTCAAGTGGACCTCTTCGACCTCACACCCAACGTGGTCTGCGATCTGCACACGCACCTCCAATGGGTCGGTATCGTACATCTCGAAGGATGCAGGGCCATTGTCGCCTATGGGGTTGAGCTTCCAGGCACGGAAGGTCTCTTCCTTCCAGACGTAGAGAGTATACCGGAGAGTGGCCGCTTCAGTGTTGGACATACTAAGCCCTCCGCGGGAGTTTGGCCTCAAGCACGGCTTCAACATCCTTGTCGAAGGCGGCCTTAGGGTTACAGGACCCATCATAGACCTCCGAAACCTTGAAGCCCATGGCAACCTCTCCGACACGGTGCAGGGCCAGCTCAGGATTGATCGGCCTCTTGGTATTGGTGTTGTTCTCCTCAGTCATTGACTTTCTCCACAGTGATCTTGTAGCGTGAGCCCTCATCCGAGGTGATCTCGAAGAAGGCGCGGTTCGCACCGGTGAGCCTCCAGACGGTCGTCATATGTGTCCACGACAGTGAGAACCTTGTCTGAAGGTAGTCACTCAACAACTGTGCTAATCTTGTCTCGGTCTCCATGGACTTCTAACCTCCAACCTTGCTACTGCGCTTTTGATACCCTCATTATATAGCTACCTTAGGAAGGCAAGCAAGGTTTATTTAGCGGGTACGTAGTATCTACTTCTTTGTCGAGGGAGTCGAAGAAGGGCGTGCCCACAAAAAGGCCACAAACATCGTTGTACATGGTGGTCTTGTGCCCGAAGATGGGGTTGTCTCTGCCAAGGCCCTTACCACAATGGCCAGTCACGCAGGCCGTTAGAGAAGGGACAATCCAATTCTTACAGTAGTTGCACCTGGGCGTCGTGTGGAACCCAGCCACGTTGAACTCATGCGTCTGTGCGTGTTCCAACTTGGGCTTAGTGGTCGTATCCTCTGCCATGATAACCCTCCCGTACTTCGGCTTGGTAAGCCTCAGCATCAGCCTTCTCGGTGAACAAGAAGTGTGCATTATAGTTGTTCAGTGGGATATTGCAGTCCTGCAGGCTAAACTCCGTAGTACAGGGATAGTCGGTCCAGACAGGCAGGAAGAATCGGCCATTGAGCTTAAAGTTCCTCCCGAGTCTAATCTCGTGCATTTGGCCAGCACTCACATGGGAGCCGTAGACATACCAGAGGGTCACCTCCTTAGGGCCCGCTAGCGCCAGGAACTCTTCCTTAGTACGGATAGCTCCCTTAGGCACATATTTGTCAGGCATCGAAACCTCCTACGCTATGGGCAGTGGGAGAAGTACAAAGTCGTGCTTCACACCCCACTGGTTTAGTTTGCGGACGCCCTCGTTGTAGGCCAACACCTTCTGGCGCTTCCATTGACGGAAGCAAGATTGTCTCATCGCATCCGACAATCGCCACTTCTGGGAATAACCACCCATTGAGCCGCTGACATTAGGCACATACAACGTCAGTTCATCCTCAGCTTTAGCCAAACCGACCTTGGTAGCCTCGAAGTAGAGGTTACGTAGGTTATTGACAAGCCGGTGTGCCTCCGCGATCTGTTCAGGCGTCATGGTGAGGTGGCCTATCAATGTTGGAGTAATCCCAGATGTGCTGTGGCGTGTCTTTACCCAACCACACCCAAGAGGGAAGGTTGGTAAAGAAGACCTGGAAGTGCTGACAGAAGAATCGACATGTGCCCTCCATAGAGAAGTTGCACTCGTCGCCATCCTTGCCGTAGAAGCTGCAGGTAAAAGAGACGACGGATGTCATCTGCATGCCTGACAACATGCAGCCCACCATATTGGCGATGCCCTCAATCTTGTCGGCCTCGAAATCGAAGGACTTCTTCATAGAGTCCCAGGTGATCAAACCTTTGTAGCGCATCATAACCTCCTTGTGCGTGACTCCATTATACAGCATCTTTGTGGGTCAAGCAAGGGTCTATTTCTAGGTTGTACCAACCTGGGCCGGCTTCGGCGCACCACTCTGCGTCCCCGCTCAGGCGCGGCCAGCAGGACCAAAATGACCATCTGCCTAAAGTTCACTCTCTACCACACCTTTACTGCGGTAAAAGGCCCTCACCTTCTCCTTGGCCCTACCCAAGTCGCCCATCACAGGAACTACGACATGGATCCATCCATCGCAGTGGTTAAGCATCTCGGCAATCTCCGCGGCATCATCCTCACTGAAGGTCACGTACTCAAGAGTTTGGCCGCCCACCAGTGACTTATTGCCCCAGAACTTGACGACCACGAACATCTGTGTGACAGGGTGCAGGAATTGCTCGA